CATTTTATCTCCTTTTTTTAACTTAGTCCGCACGCTGCGGGCTAATAACAATCCAGGCTCCCGCGGCTTGAGTGGCGGCATGCAATGCGGACACTCGGCACAGCGTGGGAACTTTTTTCCATCTGTCAAGCACAAGGCTAATTTAAGTCTTGGTGTAATTTTGTTTACAAAATTCAACAAGAGTTATACTGCCAGTAGCACGGCTGCGTGAAACGCTGACGGGCTGAGCGCTGGGATTTGCCAGGCTTGACTGTGGAAAACAAGGGGGTATCATCTTGCAGCCCGCAGCAGAAAAAACTAAATCCTGATAACACATTAGCATGGGCGTGGCTGCATGTAATGCTGACACGGCATGCCTGTGTTAGCCTGGATGACTCAGTGATGTTTTGTTTTTAGTTTTAACTGAGGCGCCCATCTGTTTGTACTGGCGCCGAAGACTGCTGTCCGCTCAGCGTCCTTCTGTACTGTACAAGTAGGCTCTGTAAGGTCTTATACTGTTCTAATCTTGACCCCAGACTGATTAATACTGGGCTGAGTAAGTATATGTATCAGCAACAAAGATTTTCCCGTACAAAGTATATCCCCCATACTAGTACCAGTTTGTCCTATTTTGTATAGATTTTTTGCATGCTTTAAAAAATACTTTAAAGTAAAACGTCCGTTTTACCTGTTTGGACAGATTATACTATATAGAGGCTGTTTCTTTTCTTAACAGTAGCAAGTCCTTGGGGGACTTGCGTTACAGGCTGTATCTAATAACTGTTACAACTAATGAAAACGGGACAGGATTATGAGTTTTGAAAAAGGGGGTAATAACCCCAGAACCCATGCTATGGCAGGAGCAAAGGCTAAAGTATTAGCCCTCGTGGCTGAAGGCCACTCGGTCCATAAGGCTATGGAGATGTGCGGCAAAAAACCCGACACTGTCAGAATATGGATGCTTAGGGATAAAAAATTTGCAGCCGACCTGACAGAGGCTAAGGCAACCGCAAAGGATGCTTCTTTAGCAGCCCTAGGTATCCCAAAAGAAGAAATAGATTTTCCAAAGTTTTCTGAGATATTCTTAAATCAAAGATTATTTCCACACCATCAAGATTGGATTGACTTACTAGAAGATAGGGAGCCTTCATGGCTCCACCCTAGTATGGTTTACGAGAAGGCTGACCCAACCCGTCTATTAGTTAACGTGCCACCTGAGCATGCTAAGAGTACGGTAGTCACAGTAAACTACTCCACATACCGTATCGCTCTCAATCCTAATGTCCGCATTATTGTGGTTTCTAAAACGCTAGTCAAAGCACGTGAGTTCGTGTACGCAATCAAGCAGAGACTCTCACATCCACGCTGGTTAAAGTTGCAAACAACTTTTGGCCCCGAAGGTGGTTGGAAAGAGGATTCAGACACTTGGCGAGTTGACACCGTTTACCTTGGGAGCGATGCTAGAAATTCTAGCGAGAAGGACCCCACCATCCAAGCACTTGGTATGGGTGGGCAGATTTATGGAGCACGTGCTGACCTCATCATTCTTGATGACTGTATTACTACAGCCAACGCCAATGAATGGGAAAAACAAATCAACTGGCTACAAAAAGAAGTTATTACCCGTCTGGGTAAAAATGGTAAGTTACTAATCGTAGGGACACGAATTGCCTCACAAGACTTCTACAAAGAACTCCGCGAGACCAAGCACTGGTCTGGTGGTAAAAGCCCTTTTACTTATATGGGCATGCCTGCTGTTCTGGAGTATTCAGAGGACCCTAAAGACTGGAAGACGCTCTGGCCTAAATCGGACCTTCCGTGGGATGGGGATTCTGAGGTACCTGACGAAGAAGGACTCTTCCCGAAATGGGATGGTTTAGCATTAAAGAAAAGACGCAGCGAGGTAACACCAGCAACATGGGCTTTGGTGTATCAGCAGGAGGATGTCGAAGAAGATTCCATCTTCCCACCCGCTTTGGTGCAAGGCAGCACTAACGGTCAAAGAAGAAAAGGTCCATTGCGCCAAGGCGCGGTGGGACATCCGACTAATGTCGAAGGTTACACAATCATTGGGTTTGACCCTGCGATGGGAGACAAGGCGCATGCAGCCTTTGTAGCAGTTACTTATAATAGAACTGATTCTAGGATATATGTTTTAGACTGCATTAACATGGCAGAACCCAACCCACAAAAAATTAGAAGTACGATAGAAGAACTTGTATTGAAATACAAGCCACAAGAATTAAGAGTAGAAATCAACGCCCATCAGAAGGCATACTCATTAGATGATGACTTGCGACAATGGCTTGGTATGTATGGCGTAAGACTTGAATCTCATGTTACTAACAAAAATAAGTGGGACGCATCTTTCGGTGTAGCATCTATGTCTACCCTACTTGGAACCATGCGAGAAGAAAAGTTCCAAAAAAATAATATGATTGAATTCCCATCTACTACTGACTCTGAAGGACTTAAGTCCCTTACTCAGCAGTTGATTACTTGGAAACCTAACACCAGAGGCAAGACTGACTGTGTTATGGCATTATGGTTTGCTGTGCTTAGAGCACGGGAGTTTATGCAACAAACAAATCACTTACAAAAGTTTTCATCTAATAGATGGACCACAAGAGCACAATCAGCACAATGATATACAATCAACCTAGACGAAGCCTTTTCAGAGCAATGGGCTGAAACATACGGATAAGGATTTAAATGTTATCAATTAGTCAAATTGCAGCAAGGGTAGAGTCTTTACGCTCCCGTTCAACAGAACGAGACCGTAGACAACTAGACGTTCTTGCTGTTCGTAAAGGACAGATATCACAAGTATATCCTGAATTCTTTCCAGAAGGGGTGGATGCAAATGTTGTTGCAAACTTTATCGACATTGTTGCCCGTGACCTTTCGGAAGTTATGGCGCCTCTTCCAGCAGTAAACTGTTCTGCAGCAAATCAAGTATCAGATAGAGCAAGGGTCTTTGCTGACAAGCGCACACGTATTGCAACAAATTATTTTAGTAATTCAGATTTACAAGTACAGATGTATCAAGGTGCAGACCAATACATCACATTTGGTTTCGTCCCATTCATTGTTGAATTAGACGAAGAAGCAGGGCTACCGCGTATCCGCATAGAAAGTCCAATTGGGGCTTACCCAGAGTTTGACCGCTATGGACGCTGTACTGCCTTCGCAAAGAAATACACACTCACACTTGGTGAACTAGTCGCACAGTATCCTGAGTTTGAGATTCAATTACTAGGGCCTTACCGTTATGAGCAGAACCTAGATGCACGTGTTGACCTTATTCGTTATTACGATAAAGAGCAATCAATCATATTTATTCCATCACGGAATAATTTAATTCTATCTCAAGCAAAGAATCCTATCGGCAAGATGCAAGTGATAGTAGCCAAGCGCCCATCACTAGACGGTGAGATGCGTGGTCAATTTGATGATGTACTAGGTATCCAATTGCTTCGTAATAGATTCGCATTACTTGCGATGGAAGCAGCAGAGAAATCAGTACAGGCACCAATTGTTGTACCAGGTGATGTTCAAGAACTACAGTTGGGTGGAGACGCGATTATTCGCACCAACTCCCCTGCTGGTGTGCGCCGTGTAGATTTAAATATCCCGCCAGGTGCGTTCACTGAGCAACAAGTATTGCTTAATGAGTTACGTACTGGAACACGTTATCCAGAATCAAGAACTGGAAACATTGATGCATCGATAGTCACGGGACAAGGCGTTCAAGCGCTTATGGGTGGCTTTGATACACAAGTTAAATCAGCACAAGCAATCTTTGCTTCTGCACTTAAAGATGTTATCTCTATCTGTTTTCAGATGGACGAAAAATTATTTAACTTTACAAAAACAATTCGTGGTGTAGATGCTGGTTCACCTTACTCACTTGAGTACACACCATCAAAGGATATTAAAGCAGATTACACAGCCGATGTTCGCTATGGCATGCTTGCTGGTCTTAACCCAGCGCAGGGACTTATCTTCATGCTACAAGCCCTTGGCGGTAAATTAATCTCTAAGGATATGGCTATGCGTGAGTTACCATTTGGTATTAACGTAACCCAAGAACAAGAAAAGATTGAAGTAGAAGAAATGCGTAATGCATTGGTAGGTTCATTACAGGCATACACACAAGCAATTCCACAGATGGCAGCAACAGGCGGGGATGCGTCTGATATCGTAAAGAAAATCGCACAAGTAATTAAAGCCCGTCAAAAGGGAATATCAATTGAAGATGCGATTGAAGATATCTTTGCCCCAGAATTACCTCCTGCTGGTGCCCCACAGGTTGAGCAAACGTCCCCTGCTCCCGAAGCGGCTCCAGTAGGAGGCTTACCTCCTCAAGCAGCACAAGGTGGTGGACTACAAAGTCTTTTATCTAGTCTAAGTGCAAGTGGCGCAGCGAATGCAAGTGCAAGGACAGTTGTAAGAAGATAAGTTAGAAGGGGACCATGACTGCAATCGTTGGTATACAAGGAAAAGGTTGGGCTGTTCTAGCGGCAGACTCAATGACTACATATACAGATAGACCTTATGTAGCAAAAGGATGCGACAAGATAGTTAAAGTTGGAGAGTATTTAGTTGCGGTAGCAGGTGATGCTATTGCAGGAGATATTCTTAACAACTTATGGCAACCACCTAAAGTAATTAAGACGCAAGACCCAGATAGATTTATGATGATTAGAGTATTGCCATCTATAAAGCAAACTCTAACTGATGCAGGTTATGACCCATCACCTAAAGGTAAGAATGATGATGATGCTGGATGGGATGCATTAATTTGTTTTAATGGAAAGTTATATCAAGTTAGTGATGACTATGGATATATGCGAGATGACAAAGGTTTATATGGAATAGGCACAGGTGGGGCTTTAGCCCTCGGTGCATTATCTGTATTAGAGTCAGAAACAAAAACACACGCTAAGGCAACAAGCGCTGCTAAGAAAGCAATTGCAACAGCAATCCAATATAACATTTGGTGTGGTGGGGCTATAAATATAAAAACACAATTTACTAAATAGGAGGAAACGTGGCAGAGCAAGGCGGAATGAGAACTCCAAATAATCCTGCACCAGTTTCAGGTCCTGGGGCTTTATCAAAAAGAACAGATGGTGGACCTACGCAGGCTGCAACTTATATTCCAGGTATGCCACAAGGTCAAGGTCAACAGACATATGACAACCAAGTAGCAGCACCTATGGCTGGTAATCCATTTCCACAAGAATCATTGGCTGACTTAACGCCATTGCTTGCGCCTACATCTCGCAAGAATGAATCAATTACTAGTGGAGTTGATATTGGTGATGGACCAGGTTCCATGGCATTAGGAAAACTTCCAATGCAAGAATCTTCAGTTAAAGACGTTATTAGAAGTCTTGCACAATACGATACCTCAGGCGATTCCGAAATGGTATATCGCATGCTAGACGATGCAGGGTATTAATGCCAGAGATAAAATTAGACCCAGTTATTGCTGAACTTAGTCCTAATATCTATAAGGCAGCAGTAGAAGCCAGTCTTCCTATTAGTCAACAGATGCAACTTAGCCAGTTGGCCCGTGCTCGCAAAGAGGGTAAAAGACTTTTACAACTTAGTGAAGAAGATGCTCGTAAAGAATTTCTTGAGTTTGATACAGAGATTCAAAAAACTATTAATAGTGTTTGGTCAGACAAAAAAATATTTCAACCTGAAGTAAATGCTTTAGGTAGAGTAACACAGGCTGTTAGTGGGGCAATAGGTAATGCTGCCAAATTATATTTTAGCCCAGTGATTGCAGCCTTTACTGCTGCAGATAAATACTCTAGAACTCTTAATACACCTTACACTGCAGAACAACAGGCTGAACAGGGTAGAGGTTCAAGACTTAGCAAGAAACTTCTTTCAGATGCATTTGATGGAAAGAACTCTTGGAGATGGGACAAAATCTCTGAGTACGAAACTAAGTATGGCAAAGCATTAGTAACTTTAATTCGTGGCAGCGCAGAAGGTAGAACCATAGGCGAGTCAATGGACTTGTATGGTGAGACCGATACAAACATGTTAAATGCAATTATGTTTATGGGTGATGAGCCAGAAAAATTTAAAGACTTATTATCTGAAGTAAAATTATATGCTCAAGTTTCTCCAGGTAGAGATAAAGTTGGAAGTTGGCTTAAGGCTGATGAAGACGTTAATCAAAATTACTGGGCAACTAAATTACTTAAAAAAATTGGCATAGATTTAACTGATAAAAAAACCCGTGAGGGTGTTGCTAGATTTGCATCTGGTCCTTTAGATGCTACTTATCAAATCGGTATTGACCCATTAACTTATACTGGTGTTGGCCCAATTATTAAAGGTACTAGAGCAATTGGTCGTGGTGTTGCTGGCATTCCAGAAGCAGTTGGTCGCTTTGGTGGAATTAAAAGTCGTGGCGAAAAACTTGCTGACCAAGTACAATTTCTTGCCGAACGCGGTAATATTGATGGTGGAGTAAACTTTGTATTTCAACAAGCAGATGTTGTTAAACTTTGGGATGAGCAACTAGGTAAAGCAGTTAAACAATATGCAGATGCAGAAGGTCCTGTAGCCAAGAACATGGTATACGACCAAATGCGTTCTGATTTTCCAGACTGGGCTAACCTTGCAGTTGTTAAAGACTTAGCAAAGGCTAAAGTATTTGACTCAGCAGAAGCACGTAAATTTTTTACCGAAGCAGAAAACTTTAACTTATTATTAGGTGGACGAGTTGATGGTGTAAGTTACCGTAGGAATGGAATTTCTGTAGCAAAAAATTATAGAACCCTTACCTCTGCATCTCATAAAGTTATTGATTCAGTATTTAATCCTACTTCTAGAAATGCAGATGTAACCTCTTATATTGAAAAGGGTGAAAAAGAACTAGCAACTGTACTAGATGTATTAAAAAAGGTTGCTGATGATGGAGAAAATTTAGTCAACCCAGCCGTAAGAGATATTATTGATTTAACCACAGATATTTCTAGGTCACGTAAACAATTATACAAATTAGGAACAGCCTTTGGTCGTACTCCTAACCGTATTATTTATGGCGAAGACGCAATTAAAACTATTGATGAAGTTAAAAACTTAGCAAAGATAGTTATGCCTAAAAATACAGCAGGTGCATTTGCTGAGGCATTCTTAGATGAAGCACCAGAAATACAACTTACAATGATTCGTAACTTGTATGCAGCGGTTATGACTAAAATTGGTTTACCTGGTTCACCAGGTGGTGAGAAAATTATGAACGAAGTTCTCTCAGTTACCTTTAATGAAACTGGTATGTTCTCAACTGTTAAGTCTGAGGTACCACTTGATTTAGTAGATGCGTTTCATCCAGCATCAATTACCCGTGAAGGTGAAACATTCCTTCAGGCATCTAAGGGAATAGTTCAACCATCACAGGTTGCTAAGAGTATTGCTCCACTGCCATTTGACTTACTATATCAAACAGCAGCAAGTTCACGCTTATCAGAAAGAATTAATTTTATTAACTTAATTGGTGGCGCTACTAGAAATAAATTTTCTAAATTTGTT